TCGATGGACATTTTCATGAGATTAAACAAGGCACTGTGACGGAGACTACCCGGAATCACGCGCATCGTTTCTCGCACGTGGAGGCGGTTGCAGGCCGGGAAGTGGTGTCTACCTAAAGTCGTGCAATTGGCTGCAAACCCTTTGTTAGGTAGAAAGTTGGCTGCTAGACTCCGCCTGTCAAAGTTTGCGAAGTGGCGAAAGCGGAGGCACAATGCGTATCACCGTACCGGCCAACAAGTTGGACAATGTAGATGTGGATTACATTTCCTTGGTGGCGCGGGGAGCAAACCGGGTACCGTTTCGGATCATCAAGTCACAGGAGCCTCGCATGATTAACCTGTCGAACCTCAAGACCCTTCTGAAGAAGAAGGACACCGTGAAGAAGCAATCGTTGTACGGCGTCGTGCTGCCGAAGGCGCTGGCGGACAACGAGCAGATCATGGCGGCGGTGGCCAAGGCCGGGATCGCCATCGACAAGAAGGTGGAGAAGGATGGCGTCGTTCTGCTGAAGCAGGAAGACGGAGAGGCGGGCGACAAGGCCGTGACGCTGAAGCTGAGCGACAACGTGGCCGTCGTCCTGAAGATGTTCACCGGAGTATCGAGTGACGCGGATTTCAACGAAATCCTGAAGACGCAGGGTTTCTATCCGGGTTTCTCGATGGCGACCGAGGCGCTGTACATGGCCGTCCGCAACGTCCTGATGGACGATGCGGTGAAGTCCCCCGATGATGCAGTGGCCAAGGTGGACACTGCGCTCGACCAGTTCCATCAGTACGTGGTGGGAATTCTGGCCGAGGTCCCGCCGACCGCTTTCAAGGTGGAGAAGGCCGTGGGCGACGCGCTGGAAGCCATCGCCACGAAGAAGGACACGGATGCCGCTGCCGCCGCTGCTGCGGCAAAGGCTGCGAAGGATGCCGAGGACGCCGACAAGGTGACGAAGGCACAACACGCGAATCGGGATGCGGACGGTAAGTGCAAGCCCGGTTACAAGGAAATGGACGGAGAGTGCGTCAAGATGAAGGAAGACGATCCGACCAAGAAGGAAGACCTGCTGAAGGAAATCGGCGCGTCGATGCAGGCGCTCGTGGGCGAAGCCCTGAAGGGCGTCAACACGGCCATTACCGAGATCGGCAAGACCGTCACCGGCCTGACTGCCAAGGTGGACGGCATCACCACGGCGCAGACGGAACTGAAGGGCCAAGTAACGCAGGCCGTCGAAACCGCGAAAAAGTCCGAGGCTGCTTTGAAGGGCTTGACCATCGGGGGCCTTCCTCTGGAAGACCCGGCTCTCAAAAAGAAGCAGGACACGGTGATTTCGGATCGCACCGGGATTTTCGACACCGCTTTCAATCCGGGTGTCCGCAAGAAGGCCAGTGCTTACGCGACTCTCATCGCGGAACGCACCCGGACGCAGAAGTAGTGGCGACAGGGTAACGACTTAACTTTCATCACGCAGGAGACTCGACATGACTACCAGCAACCAAGCACTGATCCGCAAAGCGGATATCACGTTGGCCGACCTTGCGGCTGACGGCGGCTTGCTCAGCCCTGAGCAGACGGATCGTTTCATCCGCACCCTGATCGACAGCCCCACGCTGTTGAACAGTGCGCGGGTGGTGACGATGAGCGCCCCCGAACGCAAGATCAACAAGATCGGCTTCGGCTCGCGTGTGTTGCGGGCGGCAGTCTCGGCCACTGCGCTGTCCAGCGCCGACCGGGTGAAGCCCGACCTCAGTCAGGTCGTGTTGACGACCGATGAGGTAATCGCGGAGGTCAACATTCCCTACGACGTGCTGGAGGACAACATCGAGGGCGGCAACATCAACGCCGCTGCCGGGTCCAGTGCGGGTGGGATGGAGGACACCATCGTTACCCTGCTCGCGGAGCGGGCTTCGCTGGACCTCGAAGAACTGGCCATCACCGGAGACACGCTTTCCGCCGACCCGTATCTCGCCCTGCAAGACGGCTACCTGAAGTTGTCCACGTCGCATGTGGTCAATGCGGGTGCCGCGACCATCAGCAAGAACCTGCTGAAGCTGGGCGTGAAGGCGATGCCGGACAAGTACCTCCGCAACCGGGCGCAACTCCTGCACTACGTGTCGGTGGACAACGAGACCGAGTACCGCGACACCTACGCCAGCCGCCAGACCGCGCTGGGGGATGCCGTGCTGCAAGGGATCAGCCCGGTGTTCGCTTTCGGCTCGCAGTTGACCGGGGTGCCGCTCATGCCGAACACGCAAGGGCTGTTCACCAACCCGCTGAATCTGATCTTCGGGATTCAGCGCCGGATCACCATCGAGTACGACAAGGATATCCGGGCACGGGTGTTCATCGTCGTGCTGACGGCGCGGGTGGCGCTGGCCATCGAGGAAGTGGACGCCGTGGTGAAATACATCAACATCGGGTAAACAGCACCGCCCGTTGACCCTGCGTGATAGAAGGGGTAGGCTTTCACGGCCTACCCCTTTTTATTGGGGGGCATAACCAAGAAGGAGCGAGTTCATGGCGATCAGGAAGAAGGCGGCGGTAGTCGATGCGGCGGCACCGGCAGCGGGCAAGAAGACTCAGTTCGCGGTCGAGGTCGTGCATGTCAAGACCTACGTGACCCCGAATGGCGATGCCTACTATGCAGGTCGGATATACCACGTGACCCCGGAAAAGCGGGTGGAGCTGTTCAAGTTTTCGGACACGTCGGGTGTTCCCTATTTCCGGGATTACGATCCGGCACGGTACAAGAAGCCCGTGAGTAACGAGCCGACGAACCTCAACAAGGAAGATGCTGGGCCGATAGCGGGCGCGGCTCAGGGTGTGGACGCTGAGGGTGAGATCGACACGGCACAGGGAGTGGTGCGGCTCCCGAGAGGAATGCGGCGCTCGGAAAAGGGCGTCACGGTTTAACGCACTGGTAGCGGGGAGTTTTCATGACGGTCAAGTTGCTCACGGTGGATTCAGTGATCCAGCGCATGTCGTTGGGGGATCACGAGGACATTCTCAATGCAGTAGGTTCCGCCTTGGACGGCGTGACCGAGTTTCTGTCCGCTCGGCTGGCCACCAAGTTCGATCCGCTGGAGGATCAGGTCGAGGTTTTCCTGCCCAACGTCAAGAAGTACTGGGATACCACGCCGCAAGGATTGCTGAGGCTGCGGCTGGGGAATGCCTTCGTGAATCCGGGAACGGTGGAGTTGAAGTTTGGCACCAGTCTCGGGGCCGTGCGTGGGCATTTAGGCGATGTAATCCCGACTGATGAGTACGACGTGGATTACGAGAACGGCTATATTTTTCTCGATCTCGCGTACGATCTGAAGTACGTTTCAGTCAAGTACAACAGCGGCATCCTCATTCCCGCAGGAACGCCGGACGATGAGACGGACGTGCCTTCGTGGTTGCAGGAAGTGGTGCTGGCCTATGTGCCAGTCGTGCTGAATCAGAACCAGACCACCAATAGGTCGGCGGAAGTGGAGCCGGTGGTCAAGGTGCTGGGGGCGCATTCGCTGGCCATTCTTGATTCGCATATCAGAAACCTGCCCTTCGCCCACACGAAGATTATATGATCGAGCTGAAGCTGGAGGGCACCTTTGAGAGGTTGATCCGGCGATTTGAAAAGGTAAAGGAAGGGCTCGACACCGAGGCGATATTGGATGAAGCGGGCGCGTTGCTGTTGAATCGTATTCGCACCAGCTTCTTGGCGGAGAAAGACCCGGACGAAAAACCTTGGCTCCCTTCTGCGGCAGCGATCCGGCGGCGGGCGCTGGGGGGCACAGGAACGCTGTTTGACACGGGCCGCTTGTTTCGCAGCATCCAGCTTGCCTCCCGTGGTGTGGAGCAGCGGGTGATTGCAACCGACGTGCCTTACGGCAAGTTCCACCAGTTCGGGGTGCCGGGAAAGCTACCCATCCGGCTGTTTCTCGGCTTCGGGGAAAAGGACGAGGAGTTGGTACAGCGGCTCTTGGATAAACGGTTTGAAAGGCTGTTCCGTGAGTAACATTGCAGTTAGCTGCATCGAGGATGTGGAAACGAAGCTGGGGACTGTGCCACTGGTCACCAAGAAGGTGTTTCACGTCTACAGTGAAAGTGATCTGATGGACGAGGCCAAGTTCATCAAGAAGCCCGCTATTGGCATTTTCTATGAAGGTATTCATGCGGTGTCTGATGGTTCCGGTAAGGGCATGACAGACGATCTGCGGCTGGCCTTGGCCGTCATCATCGAGAGCAAGGATATCGCCAACCTCGACCGCAAGGACGCGGCCATCGAGTTGCTGGACAGCATGAGGGCCAAGCTCAAGCTCACCAAGGCCCCCGGTGGGTACCCGTGGCGTTTCCTGATGGAGGCCCCGGTAGGGGTGTTGGGCAACAACCTTGCGTACGTGCAAAGGTGGGCAACACGGGTGATTCTGACTTCCAGCTAGTTGTTAGGTGGGGTTGGCCACCGTAGAATCTGGTGCCAAGGTTGTTTCAGTCCGGGCTGCGTACGACTTTTGAAAGGATAGGGCCATGCTCACAACGATTCCTGCAACACTCGGTGAAGGTGCAGCCTTTGAAAACGAGGTGCTGCGACAAGCTCTCAAGGAATTGCAGGGATTGACCACGGTAGTCGTGGCGGGCGCTGCGGCGGGAACCAAGATGGATGTACCCGCATTGCGTACCGAGGACACACTGCTTTCTGTGCTTGCCTTTGTCACGGCAGGCGGAGGGCCGGTGGATGACACAGCCAACGTCACCATCGTAGACACCCACGCTTTCGGTACCATCACGATTGCTGGCGATCCGGTAGACGGCGATACCGTGACCGTCAATGATGCGATCTACACTTTCAAGGACACGCCCGCAGCAGTCCGGGATGTGCTGATCACTACCGGCGACGATACAGCGATGGCGCTTGCGCTGTCGAATGCGATCAACGAGTGGGAGAATCGTCGGCTCGATAGCAACTGGAATACTCCGGCAGTTGTGGCTTCTGCGGCGCTGGGCGTCGTGACCGTCACTTCAGTTGTGGACGGAGCAGGCAACGGCCCGGTGGTCACCGATATCGGCAGCACCATCACGATTTCCAATGCCGACCCGAGCGCGGTTACTGCGACCCTCGTAAGCGCGGGCAATACCGATGCCGTGGTGGTCAACGGAGTCACGTTCACCATCAAGACCGTGCCAGTCGATTTGGACGTGGACATGCCGGTAATGGGAACCGATGACGAGCAGGCCGAGGAGCTTGCCCGTGCAGTGAACGCCTACATGACCAAGTTCGGCACCCTCGATGTGGTTGCCTCGTTCCTTTCAAACGTGGTCACGTTTACGCCTTTCTTCCCGGAGGCAGGCAACATCATCAGTCTGACCGAATCCGCTACGAACGTCGCCGTAACGGGCACAGGTTTTCTGACTGACGGTACAGCCACCGGAGGCATCACCTCCACCACGAACAACGCAGCGAACACGATGGTCGTGACGTTCCACAACAAGCAGTAGTCGGCCCCTTCATAGGTCAAGGAGAAGCGCATGAGCACTTGGGATGGAAACAACTTCTACTTCTCAGGTCAGGGCGTTGTCCTGATCGGGGAGCGCGATTCGGTGACCGGCAAGCCGAAGGGCCTGCGCTCGGTGGGCAACGTCACTGACCTGAGCATCAACACTGTGGTCGAGACGCTGGAACACAAGGAGTCGCAGACCGGCCAACGGTCCATCGACCTGCGTCTCACCACGCAGACCACCGTCGAAGTGACAGCCACGCTGGAGAACTTCATCGCGGAGAACCTGAAGCTGGCGCTGCGCGGCGATACCACGGCGATCAAGGCAGGCACCGTGGTCGATGAGGAAGTGAAGTTCTACGCGGGCAAGGTCTCGGCGGCAGAGAACATCAAGGTGTCGAGTTTCGTCATCGGAGTCGGCGTCAACGATCTGACGCTGTTCGTGGACGACGATACCCCCTACGACTACAAGTTGAACACCGAGGCAGGCTCGGTGCTGTTCAATGACGGCTCGCAGACCCCGGTAGATGCCTTGCCGGACTTCGGGGAAGCGATCACGGCGTTGACCGTGGGAGCCACTACAGTCGTGACGATGGCGGCAGTACCCGCCTTTGTCGAAGTGGGCGCAAAGGCGATCCCCGGCAACATCACGTGGACCGTGGACCCGACGAACGGCGAGACCGGCGACAGGGCCTACACCATCACGGCCAAGACCGCGACCACAGTCATCCTCGATTGGGATACGACCGGAGGCACCTACGGCTCGGCAGGCGATATCGTTTTCGACGGCACTCCGTTCGAGGCGGACTACGACTTCGAGGCGTACAACCTCGTGGACGGCCTGACCCAAGGCAGCACGGAGCGTTACCTGCGCTTCGAGGGCCTGAATACCGCCGACGACTTTAAGCCGGTGATCGTGGAGGTGTTCAAGTTCGTCGTGGACCCGGCTGCGGCCTTCGCGCTGATTTCGGATGAGGTGCAGCAGTTCGAGTTGACCGGGAACGCGCTGGCGGACGCCCTGCAAGACACAGGGAGCCAGTTCTTCAAGGTTCAACTCGTGAGGTAACGATCTTCCGGTCTCTCTGAGGCATCGCCGCCATGAGAGCCTGATACACGGGGGCTTTAACCGGCCCCCGTTTTTTTAACTACTACCAAAGGAGTGTGGTATGAACGGAGTGAAGATTAGCCAGTTGTTGCCCCCGCCTGACAAGGTGCCCACGGGGGTAGGTGAGTTTGAAGTGAACGGGCTTACCCTGCCGGAAGTGACGGCGCTGATTCAGCGTTATCGCACGGAGTTCGCCCGCCTGCTGGTGATGGGGCCGGATAACGAGCCCAATTACTCGGAGATCATCGACCTTGCACCTGAAATGGTAGTCGAGGTCATCGCTATGGCAGCGAGGGTGGATCAGAAGGACGCGGAAGAAATCGAGGCTATCAGGAGGTTGCCTGCGGGTGTGCACTTAATTGCACTCTCGAAAATCTGGCAGCTTACGGTAGTTGACTCAAAAAACTTCCAAGCCCTGCTCCAAAGCATAACAAGCGGGTTGCGGGGCGTGGCCTCGGCCAAGTTGCAAAGCTCCCCCGGAAAGACCTCCGTCGCCTCTCTCCAGCGGAGCGAGCCCTCGTAGAATTCGAGGAAGGTGTCGCGGAGTCGGTGGCTTTTTTGGTGGGATGTGGCCACTCGCTCCGGGACATACGGCAGTACACGCTGAGGCAGGTGCAGGGCTTCGTGATGTTGGCGAAGAAGTACCAGACGATGCGCGAGGTAGGGCTCGGCAGCATGGTGCGGGCGGGGTTTCATGCTACGGGCAAGCAGTGGAAGGAAATGCTGAAGGAACTGGACCGCGATGGCGACTAGCGAACTAGAAATCCTGATAACGGCCACGAATCGGGCCAAGGAGGTCCTTGATGAGGTCATCAAGGGGCTCGGTCTTGTCTCGGCTGAGTTGGCCAAGGCCACGGAACTCAAGGACCCTGACGCGCTCAAGAAGGCCCTACAGGGCATCGTGAAGCCTGCGGATAAGGCTGCTGACGCCATTAAAGGGGTTGGCACTGAAACCAAAAAGACCGATGCCGAGGTCAGTATTTTCTCTGACACTCTGAAGGGGCTGGCGTCTGGTGTGATTGCAGGTGCCGCTGCATTCTTTTCCCTGCGGGCTGCTCTCCAATTCATTCGGCGTGGACTCAGGGAGGCTGCGGAAACTCAACGGCTGGACACGGCGTTGCGGGCTTTGGGTGAGACGGCTGGCATCACACAGCAGCGGATGCAGGGGGCTGTTCGGAGTGTTGAGCAATTCGGAGTTACCGGATCGGCAGCGCGGGATTCTATTCGTCGGCTGGTGCAGGCGGACCTTGATCTTGCGAATGCCACCAAGCTGGCAGAGTCGGCACAACGGCTCGCGTTGACCACGGGTGAGAGTACCGATGAAACCTTGCGGCGGTTGACGTTTGCTGTGCAGACCGGCTCGACGCAATTGCTGCGGCGGGCAGGCATCGTCATCAATCAGGAGGAGGCGGAGAAGAAGTTTGCCGCTGCTCTCGGCATCACCACTTCCGCGCTGACTCAGCAAGAAAAGCAGCAGGCGTTGCTGAATGAAATTGCGGCGGAAGCAGCGCGGTCCCAAAACATCGTGGCGGAGGCCACGGGGAATTTCAGTACCCGTCTAGCTGATCTGCCGCGTATCGTCGGGGAGTTGGCCGAGGCTGTCGGCACCGTCTTGTTGCCGGGATTCAATGAGCTGCTGGGCGCGGTGGGCGTGTTCGTACAGAATCTTCGGGCGTCTTTCACTCAGTTTATCGAAGGCTCCAAGCTCTCAGAAAATTTCGCAGGAGTCATGCGGACATTGGGGAATATCCTCATTTCCGTAGGGCGGTCGATAGGAATCGTGCTGCCCGTTATACAGCAGCTACTTTCCAGTTTCCTG